CAGAAATAACAGCAGATTGTTCATTAAGGACTACATATCTATAGTTTCTTCCGTCAACTTGAGTAGTCAGCTTAGCACCACGAGGAAGAGTTAGTGTAGATGGAATAACACCAGACTCAGCAGAGACGTCTACTGTAATTGTAATAGTAGCTCGAGGTGCTAGAACTGAACGGGGTATGTAACCTAAGAGCTTAGCACGAGTAACAATGTTACCACGTATCTGAGCTGAATCTAAGAATGCTTCGTTTAAAGCAAAGTGAGCGGTCATAGCATTATAATGTGTATTATAAGCAAGCACATCTAAAAGCGATGATAGACCAGATCCTTCAAAATCATGACTATTAAAAGCTGATTGTGTCTTTAAATAGTTCTTAAGATTCTTTTTAATCTGATCAAAATCAAGTTCAGTTACATTTAAATTAGTTGCCATATCTTATTACCTTAAACGTTTTAAAACGATCTCTACAGTTTCTTGAGTATCGTATTCTTTAATTCTAAATTTAACTAGAACTCTATATGAATTATTGTCTACTTCATCTACAATATTAATAAATATAAGTTCTACTCGTTGTTCGCCATCTACTATTGCTCTTGCTATATTTTCTCTTAAAGCTTGTTTTGTAATTTCATCTGCTGGTTCAAAGAGAAGAGCTCTCATATTAGCTCCAAGACCAAGAGCAAATGGTTTCTCATAAAAATTAGTTAAGAGTAAATTGCGTACTGCGTATTTAATAGCTCTATCATCTTTTAATGGTATAATATCATTACGTATTGGATGAAGAGTTAAGTTAAGATCGAGATCAGTCCAAGGCTTCAGCCGCGAAGCTGACTGCAATCGCTTAAGATCGCCAATAACTCCACTTGGTTCAAGTACTTGAGATGACTGATCTGATAAATTTGTAGTAGACATATAACTATTTATACCTCTTTAGTTGCTAGACTAGCTTTTCGTCTTACAAGATATTCATTACATGCTGTTGTAAAATCTAATGCCTGACTAAATTTAGAATTATTTGCTTTAACTAGACTATAAGTTTCCTGCAATATCTGACCTTCATTTATAAAATCCCATGTAGCATCTGGATATTTAGAACTCAGAGTTTTTTGAGCAAGCCTTAGTTCTTCTTTTGTTCTACTATGTTTCTTATACGTGTTATAGTCTCCGCCTGCAGCTTCTATTGCTTCAACAAAAAGTTCTTCCCATGTACTATTATAAAAAAGTTGATTCTTTTTCTTTGATCCAAATCCACTAAAGATACTTCCAGCTTTACTTGATGATGCAATATACTTAATGCTATTTCTCATAGATGTAGATAACAATGTTCTATTTAATTCTTCTAAGTCTTTAACTATTACTGGAGTAGGTTCAGGAGCAACAGGAGGTTCTTCAGGTACTTTAGGTTCACTTGGTTCTTCTTTTACTGTACCATCATCTTTAAGTTCCATATTAGGAACCAATGAACATATATCAGATTTAGCTGAAGTTATTAAAGAATCAGAAGTAGTCCCAGCGGGTAGACCTAATTTAGCGACTAAACTAGTTTCATCTAATCCAAGGTTACCTAATATACTATCTAGGTCAGGAAGAGCAGATCCAAACTTTTCTTTAAGTTCGGCTATCTTACTCGTCACATCAATAGGATTAGTAGTACCAGATAAATCGTTTATCTTATCTTGAAGACTTTCAATTGCTGGAAGAGTAGGTTTAAATGTATCTAAGTCAGCTTTCATGGCAGTCAATTTAGATTGCATAGCAGTTAGCTGATCTTTACCTCCAGCTAAAAGACCGTCTAATTCTGCTTGCTTAGCCTTTAAATCATCTAAGGCTTTATTATTACCACAACTCATTTATATCTCCTATGTTCCACTGATTGGTGCAGTTGTTGGTTGTGTTGCTGGACTTGGACTTGATGATCCGCCAGTACCTGGAACTTCTGTATGCGTATGAGTATGTAATGTAACGTTATTAGATGTAATATTACCAGCAGGTAGATCAATACTTCCTGTAGGTGAATCTAATGTCATAGAAGTAATAGCGTCAATATCCATTGTATCAGCCGATGTTGTTTGACTACCAATGATACCAATTGTCTGATTTGTATTAACAGCAAGAGTATAATCACCTAAGGAGGTATGACTAAATGTACCAGCGTTCATAACATTCATATTATTTAAAACAGTTGTTCCCATATTATTTGTAATAGCAGAAGTAAAGTCATTACCAACAGTTAATAGCTTATCGTTTATAATATTAGTAGTAGAGTTATTCATAACACTTAGGTTATCATCCACACCAATATTAGTAGATCGGCTACGGACGATTTCAGCCTCATGATTACCACCAATCTTCTGTTGTAAGGAACCTTTAATATTCATAGTCATATCTTTCTCGACCTGAAGATGATAGTTACCATAGACCATCTGTCTTAAATCGCCATCGACAGTCATAGAACAATTACCTTTAATATGGATATTCTTATTATCGAATACAACTTCATAGTCATCACCGACTATTTTAACCTGGCGAGTTCCGTCAGTATAGATCTCTTCATAAGAACCAGATGTATGCATACGATGAGTACGTTCATTACCTGGAGTATCGTCAATTTCTGTTATATGACCTGCTTCTGACTGATTAACTTTATTGTATGGATAATCAGGTATATGACCATTCATAGGAGGTAATTCTTTCCATGGAGTCTCAGCATAATAAGCGTCAGCCTTATCCTCGGATACAGAAGGAATTTTAGCAGGAACCGCAACCTGAATATTGGAAGGAGAGGAACCTTGTGCCCTAGTATCATATTGGCTAGAGGCGGAATACTTATCCTGGCGACCTGCAAAGTTTATATCTGATTCATTCTGATATTCTGCTATAGGATAATGATCTCCCGTAAAGCCTAATGACTTGGAACGAGGAGAATTTTGAGATGCGATTGAGCCCATAATAATAGGATCCTGAGCTGATACACCATCTCTAAAGAAACCGACTACCCATGAACCTTCCATTAAACCGTGAGGCGTATCTCCTATACCAGAAGTACCAGAGGAAGTTGTTGGTAACATAACAGTAGCCCATGGTAAGTCGTCAACATCTATAGTACCTTTATTCTCTGTATGGAAACCAAAACATCTGACCTTTACTCTGTTCATTTCTAAAGGATCGAATCGATCTTCAACTACACCGGTAAACCATGTAAATCCTCCACCTATAAACTGATCCATTCTATTCATTATTTAGCGCTCCCTTTCAGCCACTGTTTTTCGGCGGAAAAATTTTTTTGATGTGTTTCTGTCAGAACTCGTTTCAACATTCTATTTATCTCTTTCTTGTATATTATCTAATGACTCTATAAAGGAATCTTTCTTTAAGAGTAACTTCATACGATACTCGTCTTTAAAGTCATGTACTATAGAAGATACTATATACTTACCAGATAAGAACAAATCTTTACCTCTCTTAGTATCTCCAGCATCAACTGATTTAACTATGTTTATATCTATAGTCATACCAACAGAGAGATTAAAGTCTCCGAATATCTCCACGTTTAACTCAAGAGAATCCATATTCTGTATATAAGCATTCGCTGCGAGTATATCAGAGTTCGCTGGTGCCTGGTAACTAGAGCCCCCTGATACGGCCTGGGTGTTTAGACTGATATAAAAGTTAGTCGAATCCCTATGTTCATCTAAGGGTCTCTCTTGTATCTGACTCCCTTTAGGTAATACCCCATTAGCATTAAGGCGTAGCTTAGAATCACTGTATGAGTACGTCTGTGTATCGTACGACTTAGTAGCAATATCTATAGTATGTAATGTAGATGAGTAAGCTCCAGCACCTAGGTTCATATACTGACTCATATTAAACTCAGATGATAACGTTAATATCTTCCGAGCAAGTAACTTATTGTTCTCTTCACTACCAACTATAGTATTAATATTAGGAGCGTACTTATACTCTCTATAGGATTCCTTATTAACAATGTTCTCAAACGAATTAAAATGTATACCATCAGCAAGAGTCTCATAGAAGAAGAACGGTGTACCATTGTCATAGGATCTCCTTACTAACCAATTAATAAGGTACATAGGTCTCATACGTGGATATACACCTACTATAGTCTGTTTCGTCTCTGTATTAATAGATAGATTCTTCTCATCTATAGACAACTCATCAGTACAGATGTTCTTTATAAGCTTACCTGTTACATCAGCAAACGGCTTAGATATCGTCTTAGACTGACTGATATACGCATGCTCTGAGACTACTCTGAATACATACGTCGCTGTACCTGGACTGAGTTTAGCGTAACTATGTATCTCTGCGATCCTGAATTTGTGCGAGTATTTGTCCTGTTGACCATTAGAGAGTCTTCTCTTCAGTACTAGGTGTAGTCCCTCCCCACTCACACATTTCACTTTTTCAAGCATTTGGGCAGCATCTAATATAGATACCTCACCTTGCAAACTACCACTATACAAAGACTCTTCTATAGAGAGAGATGCTATAAGATCTACTATATTATACTCTGTACCATTACTACTCGTAAGTACTGCTTCTTGTAACTCATACGATGATGGTACTATAGCATCTGATCCATTAGCGAGTTTACTATTATAGTTAGACATTGTTTATTATTGCCTCATATTTTTCTACAAAGTCTGTTATATACTTTGGATCTATTACTCTTATCTTTGATCTTGCTTCGTTACTCGTAAAGAGATGATTCCTATGAGTATGAAAGGAAAGTTCTCCACTCGGCTCTCCACCAGTAACGAATATTGCGTTCGTTTGCACTCTTTTATCTGGATCGTCTGTCCTATAGTAGTTATGGGGTGCATCGATATACTTATAGACATCATATGTATCAACACTATCGTCTGAAAGAAGTCCGGTTACCTTTTCTGTCGCATTAGATGGTCCTGGGGCTGAATTTCCTATGAATGATCCTACAACAGTTTGCAAGACTAACTGATTCATATCGAGATTCTTCTTTACTATAATACCTGTTGCACCTGACGTCGTACCTGTTACTGTTTCTCCTAACTGAAATCGTCCTGCTAAGCTATTTTCTTGTCCTAAGCTTACTCCTATGTCTCCTGTAGGGATATCTTTTGGATTCGTCGTAATGACTACACCCTCATATTCTTGTTTCATATACGCTTGAAGCTTCTCTTGACTCATCGGCCATGCAGCAAGTCCGTCATGAAGGAAATCGTTAATAACGAAGAACGTCCAATAGAACTGAGTAGTACCATACAGTCTCTGACTGACGATATCAGGCCTTTCGCCATTCTTTATATCATAGAAGCTATACGCATTAAGATCATCAAGGAATGCTTTGAGTGGTCTTGCACTTCTATAGATATCGACTACTGTCTGTTTAATACCATTACGATCGAAATCATAAGGTAGCTTAGGAAACTGTCTAAAGTAACTCATATTATCCTCCTACTATATTAGATACGTTTACTTCTTTATTCTGATTAAGGCTATCTGGAGACTCGCCAACAACATGACCGGCTGTTTCGTATCCTTCTATATAGTTAAGACCTGATCCATAGAGATCATCTCTTGTAATTGCCCGTACCTCTTGGAATGATAACGTAAGATCTACTTCTACTGGTGCAGCTCCTCTCTTACCGTCGTTTGCATGAAAGGAATTGCCTGTCGCATTATAGCTTGCAGTCATTCCAGTAAGGTATGTATCTATGATTCTTGGCATATACTTATTGATCTTACCACCAGCCATGAATTTGATACGAAACGTAGGTGGATACTCTAACGATCCTGCACCTATATCCTTTGGATACATGTACTTTCTAAACGCATTTTCTATATCATGAGCTGTTACTGATTCTTCTGCTGATGTAGGTACAAGTTTGAATGCAAACTCGAATTGTCTTACATTGACTCCTTCGAATGTCGTTGCAGTATAGGGATTAACTATCAATCCACTCTTCAGTTCAGCTGATTTTGCAAATCCACCAATGCCAGGAACAGAACCCAGGGCACCTGTCATGTTTTTAATGCCTACTGATGCCACGTCAGCTCCAGTAACGCTTTCACCATTTACTGCAGCATTTGCAACCATACCTCCAATGCCTAATTCAGCAGACCCGTAGTTCATACCGTCATTAGATCCTATACCCACTGGGACGAACAAGTGAATCTGAGTGAACTCAGGAACTCCTTTTCTTGCCATTGAGAAAGATACGTGTGGAAATCCATCTTCGGATACTCTTGACCTGAGTGTCTCAGGGAATGTTAAGATTGTCATGTGTTTGTCTACCTATATAAATACTAATACATTAATAACTATAGAACTATTTATATGGCTTACGCAAGCGCTTACAAGGGTAAATACACAGTAAAGAACAAAAAGAAATATGCTGGAGATCCTACTAAGGTAACATATAGATCTCTATGGGAACGTAATGCCATGAGATGGGCTGAGGCTAATCCACAAATAGTACGATGGAATAGCGAAGAGATTGTTATACCATATAAGTGCAACACTGATGGTCGAATGCATAGATACTTTGTTGATATGCTGATTGAGATGTCTAATGGCGAAGTTATCCTTGTTGAAATCAAACCTAAGAAACAGACTATACCACCTAAGAGTACTCGTAAGAAGACTAAGAAGTATATCGCTGAAGTTACTACATATATTAAAAACACATCTAAATGGAATGCGGCTCAGCACTATGCTAAGTCACGTGGATGGAAGTTTCAGATATGGACTGAGGACACCTTGAAAAATATCGGTGTTAAGATGATTAACGAATCGAAGAAGAGTTATAAATAGTTATATGGCAAATTCACTTTTTGATACACTACAATCGCAAGCATTTAGAGCTGGGGTAACACCTAGGACTAAGGATGCTCAAAACTGGTTTAAGCGCAACGTTAAGAAGTTGGGTGATACCAATCCACGATCGTTGCTTAAGGATACAGCATTAGAACCTACAACAAAGCCAAGAGTTGGCGATATGATGATGTATTTCTATGATCCTAAGCACAAAGCAACCCTACCATACTATGATAGATTCCCTCTAGCAATCATGGTAGAACCCGCACCTGGTGGTTTCTATGGACTGAACTTGCACTATCTATCACCAGGAGTACGCGCTCGGTTCTTAGATGCAATGATGGACTTAGCCCCTAAGACTATGAATGATACTACGCGATTGCAGAAACTACGTTATGCAACTATAGTTGGTGCTAAGAAATATAAAGAATTTGCACCATGTTTTAAGCATTACTTAATGGACCATGTTAAGTCACGTATAGTACGTGTCCCTATGACTGAATGGCCTATTGCAATATTCTTACCAACAGAACAGTTCAAAGGCGTTAAAGCCGAATCTGTTTGGAGATACTCAAGGAAACAATACGCATCATGAACAGTATAGACAACCTTAAAGCAGTAATATCTAAGAAGGGTGGTCTTGCAATGCAAAATCGCTTTCAAATATTCTTTACTCCTCCTACAGCCAACAGCGTTAGGTCATTACTTAATCAGGATATTGGTAGTTTAATTGGTGACCTTGCAAAGAATGCTATTAGTGGTGGATCACCAAAGAATCTTATACCAGATCCAAGAGACATCTCTATACTATGCGAAGCTGTTAGCTTTCCTGGTAGGCAAATTAGTACTATAGACTATATTGCTGAACGACAAGCAATTAAGATCCCATACTCAGTTATCAATGAAGATATCAGTATGACTTTTCTTCTTACTAATGATTACTATGTCAAAAAGATGTTTGATACATGGTCTACTGGTATATTCGATGTTGAGAATTATAGGGCAGGATACAAAAAAGATTTCGTTACAGATATTGTTATACAACAGTTAGATCAAAACAATATCCCAGTTTATGCTGTAAAACTGGAGGGTGCATTCCCTACAACAATCAGTGCAATTAATCTGGACAACAACAGTGAAAACACCGTTCAGAAAATGACAGTGACAATGAGTTACGAAAACTACGTACCAGAAGATATTGTGGATACCGCGTTCTCAACAGCAGGAACGGTTCTCAATTCGCTTCTTGGTTAATATGATTTAATATAATTTTTTATAATTAGGAGAATAGAATGGCTTTACCCAAGATTAACGTACCTATGTATGACGTGTATTTACCGTCAACAGGTGCAAAACTAAATATGAGACCTTACTTAGTAAAAGAAGAAAAGGTCCTAATGATAGCATTAGAATCCAGTGACCCTGGACAAATTGCACAATCAGTACGGAATGTTATTAGTTCGTGTTATTCAATTGAAAACGTTGATGATCTAACAACATTTGATATAGAATATTTGTTCTTACAACTAAGAGGTAAATCAGTTGGTGAGGATATGGAATTACAGCTTAAGTGCGATAAGTGCGATACGTTAAATCCACTTGTTGTTAATGTTAATGACGTTAAGATGACAAATATTAGTGATAAAAGTAATGTTGTAATGATAACTGATGAAGTAGGTCTTAAAATGAAGTGGCCTTCAGTTAAGACATTTGGTAGTATTGATGCAACAAAGTTAAACTCAGTTGAAGGTTTAATGGATCTAATAATGGAATGCATTGAAAGTATATTTGATGCAGATGCAGTATACAATAGAGATGAGATGGGTAAAGATGAATTAGTTGATTTTATTGACAACTTAAATTCAGCACAGTTTAAAAAGGTGCAAGCATTCTTTCAAGACATTCCAGCTGTAGAGTATAAGACTAAGTTGATATGTCACAAATGCAAAGAAGAGAATGAGATTGAGTTAAAGGGTCTGCAAAGTTTTTTTTCATAGGCCTTTCTCACGAAAGCTTGACCAATTATTATAAAACAAACTTTGCATTAGTACAACATCATAAGTACAGCTTGACAGAATTGGAAGATATGCTACCGTGGGAAAGGCAAATATACGTTAGTCTACTACATCAGTATATTGAAGAAGAAAATCGAAAAATGAAACAGAGGAATCGATAATGACAGAAGAAACAAAGGGACATCACCCAGCAGATAGCAACGGTGATGGCAAGGTATCCAAAGAAGAAGAAGCTATGTATCTTGAGTTTAAGCGTAAAGAGCTTGATGATCAAGATGCTATGCGAGATGCACAAAGATCAATGGCTTGGTTTGCACTAGGTGGTATGTTACTGTATCCTTTTGCTGTAGTACTAGCATCATTAGCTGGTTTAGACCAAGCGCAAGCAACTCTAGGTAGTATGGCACCTACATATTTTGTAGCTGTTGCTGGTATTGTTGCAGCATTCTTTGGGGCTCAGGCATTCAACAAAAAATAAAGGTAGACACTCATGGCAGATGATAACACAGGGCAATTTCAAGAACTAATCGATTTAATGGCGGCTAATAATAAGTCAACCATTGAGATTGAACGTGATGGCAGAAATACACGACGTCATTTATTGGAAATGAAGAAACTGCAAACATCTGCTCTTGAGACAAATAAGAGTATATCAACAGTATTTGAAAACTTCTTTGAGGCTATGGACGCTAATAAGCTTTCTGATGCAGAAGGAGAGATGGAAAGATTATCTCTATTCGAAGATATTAGAGCGTCGTTAGATGGTGGTATAGTAGTTAACGATAACGGTAAGTCAGATAGTAAATCTGGTCCTGGTATGATGGGCAAGCTCGGTGGTATGATGGGCGGAGCTGCTATGGCCGCTGGCGCATTACTTGCAGGTGTAGGTATAGGTGCAGCTGGTCTTACATATGCTATGGGCAAGATGGAAGAGTTAGACACCAAAAAGATTAAAGAAAACGTTGATGATCTATTGTCAATGGCTGAATCTGATAGAATGACTGTAGGTAATGTTGCAGGAGTTTCTGCTACAATGCTGGCTTTAGGCATTGGCTTAGCTGCATTTACTATAGGCGAAGGCGCATCAAAAGCTGTTGCTAAGTTCTCTGAAGGCAGTGACTGGCCACAAGATATTAAAGATAACGTAGAAACATTATTATCTATTGGTGATATACCAGGCATGGGCGGAGATGCTGCTGCTGTAAGCGCAACATTAACTGGCCTAGGAATTGGTCTAGCCGCATTTGGTATAGGTAAAGCTGCAGACGGTGTTGGTACTGCGATATCATCATTTAGTGAAGGTAACTTTGCAGACAATATTAAGAAAGAAGTAGAAACTTTACTATCAATAGATACTGCATCAGCTAAAGATACAGCCGGTTTAGTTGCTACATTAACAGGCCTAGGAATAGGACTAGCAGCATTTGCTGTAGGTAAAGCTGGATCTGGTGTTGGTGACGCAATAACAACATTTCAAGGAGCTAACTTTGCGCAAGATATTAAAGACGAAGTAGAGACACTATTATCTATTGACACTGGTGCTAAGGGCGATGTAAATAATTTCGTTAAATCTATGTCTGCCTTGGGTTTAGGCTTAGCTGCATTTGCTGTAGGTAAAGCTGGTTCAGGCGTTGCTGATGGTCTTACTCAGTTTACTTCTGGTGATAACTTTGCTGAAGATATTAAGAAAGAGGTTGATACGTTATTAACCATTGGCGATGGCGCTAATATGGAAAGAACATTAGCAGCTACTGGATCTCTTGCTGCCTTAGGTGCTGGATTAACTGCATTTGGTGCAGGTAAAGGTGTTAATGCTCTTGCTGACTTAGGGTCTTCTATTGTTGGATTCTTTACTGGATCTAAGAGTCCTGTAGAACAAGCTATCGAAGTAGGCGAAAAGGCAGATACTATTACTGCTGGTGCAGATGCATTTAGTGCGTTTGCTGATGTATTTGAAAGAATGAGTACGATGGGTGATATATCAATTGATATGGACGATGCAATTGAAGAAATGGTAGAATATACCAAGCTCTTAGAAACTGTATTACAGGGTGGTAAATTGACCAAAGGTAAAAACTTTGAAACTGATGGTCTTGCTAATCTTACAGGTGATGTTGATAAAGCTGTTAGTAATATTAATAGAGTACGTGATGTATTACAATTACAATCTGGTTCAGGTTCTCAAGTGCAAGCTGAAGAGTCTCAATCTGGTAATAAGATCATCACTATATCAGCTGAAAATATAGAATTAAGAATGCCACAAGCAGCGGCTCAAGGTAATACTGTTGCTGTTGCTGATAACAGTAAAAAGTCTACTGTTCAAAATACAATAGTCAATACCCAACCTAAAAATAGAGTTGGCGATACTCTCCAAAACGCTTATGGCTAAATAACACATAGGAGTCATTCGGAATGGCTTATAGTGACAAAGTACTGGACCATTACGAGAACCCACGCAATGTGGGTATAATGAATGACGAAGATAGTAACGTAGGTACTGGTATGGTTGGAGCTCCAGCTTGTGGTGACGTAATGAGACTACAAATTCGAGTTGATGATGGTATTATTGTAGATGCTAAATTTAAAACATATGGGTGTGGATCAGCAATCGCTTCTTCCAGTCTTTTAACTGAATGGGTTAAAGGAATGCACGTAGATAAAGCTGAATTATTAAAGAATACTCAATTAGCTGAAGAATTGTCATTACCTCCAGTAAAAATACATTGTAGTGTATTAGCTGAAGATGCTATCAAAAGCGCTATACAAAACTATAGAAGTAAGAGATAAAAAAAGGGACCCCGAAGGATCCCTTGAGTGCCACACACTTTATCAGAT